GTGTAAATGCGGAGGTCGCCGCCGGGGGCCGCGTCCTTCAACGTGGCTTCCAGCTTGAACCCGATGTGTTCATCGAAGCGACGGGCGGCGTAGTTCATCTCGGGCACCAGACCCGTAACGCGCTTCACGCCGCACTCAACGAACGGATAGTGAAAGACGTACCAGAGGAATTCGCGCGTCATCCAGCGTTTATCCGGCACGGCGGCAATGTGCATGTTGATGTTCACGCCGTTGTAGCCCTCGTACCAGCAACACGCCAGAATCTCGGTCTTGTTCGTGTCCGGGTCGATGTCGATGAGGCCGACGCAGCGCCCGGCCACGAACGCACCGTGGCTGTCCGTCATGCGTTCCATGAACGGAGCCATGACTTCCTCGCAGTTGATGACGATTTGCTTCACAGGACGCCGTGCCCTTCCTCGGTCAACAGGTCCGTGCCGATCCACAGCACGCCGAACGATGTGGACAGCTTGAGGAACGTCGCGGCGCAGAAACCAATTTCGCCAACGCCAATCCACGGGTTGAAGATACGCGATGCAATCGCCCATTTGGCTTGATCCCAAATAGCTTGATCCCATAGCGCGGCCCCTTCCGTAACAGCCGCCGGGGGGATTGGAGCCGAATCATCTTCAATTTGAAAGTCCACGTTAACGCCGAGCCGAAACTGCGGCTGTATGGGGGCTTGCATTGTTGCCCGCGCCATCGTGATGTGTTTTTGGTACGCGCCGCGCCCGAGGTAGGAGAAGGCACAGAGAGCGGTGCCTTGGATGGCTCCCCCGGAGGCCGAGGTAAAGTCAAAAGAGTCGAGAGTCCCGTACCATCCGTGACCCACGATGCCCGTGTTCGTCCCGAAGAAGATTTCATCTTTGTGGATTTCCCAACAAATCCCGTCGTAGTTATCGAACTCACACCACGCCCCCGTCACCGAGTTCATAACGTACTGGCGATACGCCAGCGGGTCCGGTACGTTGATGTAGAGTTGATTCCCGCGATTGAACACAACGAGTTGCCAGCCGAATCGCGTGGACAATTCCGATACGTCCCGGCTCAATTTCAGCAGGATCATGTCGGAAAGCGGCGTCGGGTCCAACACCTTCGACTGCGCGAGGATTGACGTAAGCGGCAGCACGCCGTCCTCGCACAAGATGAGCAAATCCGATCCGTACTTCACCGCACAGCGCCGCCCGATCGTGGCCCCGATGCGGTATACGCCGTCGAGCGTGAAGCTCGCCGCCACATCCGGGTCGAACCCGGTATACACCGCGATGTCGCCTTCCGAGGAAATGAACACCACATGGTCGTCGCTGCCGGATGCGGCATCCACCGTCCATGACTTCACGCATTGCAGGAAGCCGCCGCGCGGGAACAGTTCGCCCGCGCCAAACCGCTTCACCGCGCCCTGCACCTGATCCACCGGCAAGTACCACGCGTTGCCGGAGTCCTTCTCCGTGAACCACAGGCGACGATGTACGTTGTGAACGTGAATCAGCTTGAGCGGGTCGAACCCGGCGGGGCCGGTCAACGCGCAGTCCGTCCATGTGGTGCCGTCGAACTTCTGCGGGATGTTCGCGCCGTTGACCATGACGAGGAAATTGTTGTTCACGTTCGTCATCATCGTGTACTGCCAACGGCTGTTGGCGAACCCGGTCAACTTCAACGAGGGCGTGCCGTTCTCCGGCGTAACGTCGTACAGCTTGCCCGCCGCGATGGCGAACAATGTTTCCACGCCGGTCGTAGCGGCGTAGTTCAGCAGCGTTTCGATGGGGGCGGGCGCAACTAACTGCTGATGTTTGGCCCACCCGAGGCGCAGTTGCGCTCCGTAACGCTGCGGGAAAAAGTTTTGCATGACGATGGCTTGATCCGGCTGCATCGCCATCAACGAATCGCGCGCGTTCAATCCCCCCGTGGGGGCGGGGATTGATTTCAAGTCGGAGACTTGCCGCGCCGCGAGCGCGAGGTTCGATTTCATTAGCGGAATCGCAGAATCGGGAATGGTGCCCACGAACCCGTGAGCAACCCGATGATGTAGATGACCGCGAACACCGCGATGAGTACGCGGGCAACCTTGTCGAACGGTGCGGGCAACGCGATGTAGCCGATCAACCACCACAGCAGATAGCAGATCAGCCCAACGATGACCAGACTTAGCAGAATTCCGGCGAGTGATTCCATGCCCATATTGCCCTCCTAGCCCTTCGTGAAGTAACCGACCGCCAACGCAACGATCGCGGCTGCGGCACCCTTCAAGATTACCGCGATGAGTCGAACCTTCGCTTCAAGTAACGCGAGCCTTTCCCCATCAGTTAGCGGGCCAGTTGCCATCGGGTACGTTGTAGATCGTGATGAGCGGAAACTGCGGCGAGCGCGCCAGCGACAGAATCGGTCCGCCCTGATCCTGCGCGATTGCGTCGTCTAGGTTGCTCTGCCAATCGGCAGCGAACGATGTGGTGTCAAAGCCCTTCGCCGCGTAGAAGCGGAACTTGATGCCGCTCACCATCAGCCGATCATCGAAGATGCAGGAGTCGGTGTCCTTCACCGCTTTGTTCAGCCGCGTGGGGACGGGATTGGTCAGCGTGTCGCCGTCGAGCGCCCACCCCTTGCTGATGTAGTAGTACGCCAACGTAAGCGGCAGCGGCAAGCCGCCCCCGCCCGTGTTGGCACCCGGCACCGGCCACACTTCAATCGTGTTCCCGACGAGGCGAAACCGCTCGCGCGGTCCGGTGGAGAGGATTCCTGATTTGAGGTACTGCCATTGCTGCGGCGTTTCCGGGCCGATCATCGGCCACTTGTTCGTCTGGTCCCACTCCGTCTGTGTCAACGGACGCGCGAAGTCAACGGGCAACGGATACGCCGCCTGTCCGTCCACGCAGTTGATCGTCGTTTCCCCGAACAGATTGCGCCAGAAGCGGCGCTTCACCAGCATCTCGCCGGTCGCGTTGTAGAGCGCGAAAAGCTGTTGCGGGATCAGTTCGGGATTGGCAGCAACGGATGTCGGCGCTTGCACCGACATCTCCGCGCACGCGGTCCGAACGACATCAAGTACCGACGAGTTGATGCTTGGCATTGTTCGCTTCCATTGCCTCAAACCGTTGGTTGACCTTCCGCAACTCGTCTTGCAGATAGGTGATCTGGCCTTGCAGCCTCACGTTCTCGGCGCTCAACTTCTCGGCCAGCGCGGAGTCCTTCGCCGCTTCCAAGTACGTCTGTGCTTTGCGCTTGAGGTCGTTGAACCCCATGATGCGCGAGCCGTACACATCGGCCAGCCCGGCAAGCTGTTCCACCGTGACGATGTTGAGGTAGAACAGTTCATCCGCCTGTGCGCGGGTGATCGCGGGCCACTCGCGGATGGGCATGCCTTCTATCGTCTGCGTCTGGTTCTGCTGGAACTGCGACCACAGGCGCGCGAACCTGCGTTTCGTTTTCTCGTCTACCGTAGTGTTGATGACCGTGTTCTTGTCGCCGGGCACCATGATCTTGACGAACGGGACCGCCTCGAAAATCGGGTGTCCGGCTTCCGTGGATTTGTCCTCGTTCTTGATGCTGCCCATGTAAAACTGAACGTAAAGCTGCTCATCCCCCGGCTGCATCGCGGGGAATTGTTCTTGCTGCTGCGGCATCATCATGCTGTCCATGTGAATCCTCTCGTCTGGTTGGTTAAACGCAAAGTTCGCCGTTGACCGTGACCGGCCAACCGTGAACGTAATTCGCAATCGGCCCGCCCGCAGACACAGCGATGGCCCCCGCTTGATTGATTCGCACGCCGTTATTGTAGAGCGGCGCACCACCGGGCAGCGACAACACCACGCACAGTTGTCCGTTGGCGTTCAACAAGAACCCGCCCGCGAACGCGAACGGCGCGGGTGAAATCGTGCTGTCCAGTTGCACCTTAGTCCCGCTGTAAAGCATACCCCCGCCGTTCGCTTTGGCGGGTGGGACCGGCAGCGCGGCATTCAAGTCCGTCAACACGCGCCCGGTTGCATCGCTGACTTCCAACCCGTTGATGAACGGCATCGTTTCCCCTTAAAAAAAGGCGCAGCGTGTGACCGCCGCGCCTTGAGGGAGTACAGACAGGGTAAAACGCTATGGCGAGTACGTCGGCGTCGTGGTCAGGAAGCAGTAATCACCGGTAACGAGGGCTTGCCCGGTGGGGTTCGCCCATGTGTTGCCCGCCGCCGCTGCGACCGTAACGCCGTTCGTGATACCTGCGTTCGCACCGATGGCGATGCCCGTGGCACCGACGCGGCAGAACTGCGCGATTTTGCCCGGCTCCGCGCCGACTACCGTGCCGAGTGCGAACGGCGCGGTTGCGTCAGCAGCTTGCGGCGGGACGGTGACGCCGCCCACCGGTTTCCAGACTTGATTGAGGCTCGCGCCAATCAGGGGTGTGTCGATTGCCATGATTTCCCTTTCGGAGTTCGTCCGTTATGTTGAGGGTGAATAAGATGTTATGGCTTATGCGTCTGCCATGACGCCTTGGAACTGGCGACCGGACACCGTGAGGTTGCCCGCCCAAGCGAGCAACTGCACAACCGCGTCCTGATTCACGCTGTACCGCTTGGACGGGTCCAGCGCGACGAAATTGCGGTCGCGGTGGGGCCGGAAGTGCAGGTACTTCGTGTTGAGGAAGTACGCCGTGGACACCGGATCGTAGCCGCCGATGCCGCCGTCCAGCACCACATCCGACTGCATGTATTGCACGGACGGGAAGCCGAGTTTCGCCATCTTGCTGTCGGTGAAGCGTTGCAGGGCTTGCAGCGAAGCCATATACAGCCCCCAATACGCATTGTCCACCATGATGAGGTCGATGTGGTCCGCGCCGCGAACCGTCGAGGCATACATGGTGTTGAAGCGTTGTTGGATGTTGGCTGCGGTCGTACCGGCGGCGATGCTGGCCTTGTTCTGCCAGAACGGCCACGCGACCTGATCGATGCCGCCGTAGATGCCCGCAGCGGTCGGCGTCTTGGACACCGCAACTGCCAGCCCGGCGATCTGCTTGCCCCCGGCGGCGGTGCCGTCCGAGTACAGACCTTGCGAGATGAGATTCGCCATCGTGGATTCCGCGACTTTGATGCGGGCTTCCATGAGGTCGATGATTTGCTCTTTGCTGGAATTTTGCAGCATTTCCAGCCCGGACATCGTGACCGCGCACGCGGCTTGCTTGATGTCGTACTGCGCGGCGCTGATGACATCCTGTGCGCCGATCGGCAGGGCTTGATAGCCGGAATACCACCCGGCGTTGCCGTTCTCCTGATAGGAGAGTTCCTGCATGATGACGTTGCCGCCGCTGAAAGGCTTGATGTTGCCGCCTTCGGACAGCTTCGTGAGGATGGCGTTGTTCTTCGTGACGTTATCGGCCACGATGCCAGTGCGCGACTGAATCGTGGTTGCGATTACGTCGCTGACGGCTGCATTGGGAAAGGCCATGATGGCTCCTAGTCGGATTGAGGTAAGCGTTCACTTCACGCCGCCGCTGCCACTGGCCCGACTAGGGGTGTGCCGACACGCTGGCCCGCTTCGGCTCGTCGTTGCTCGCGGGTGTGGTCGGAAAAAATTACCGGCTGACGGCGGAATCCTACGCGCCGCCGAACGAACGTGTCAACTATTCAGCATCCCCTAGTGCAGCTTCGATGGACGCACGGATGGAGTTGTCCTTTTTCCCGCTGCTGGCGGCGACCATGTTGCCCCCCGGCGAGTTGGTCACGCTCATCCCCGCTGCGGCCCGCTTGCGCGGCGCGTTGACGTTGGCCGCAGCCGCCCGCTCCCACAGCTTCGCCCGGACTTCCGGGTGCATGCCGGTCGCCATGTCGTAGGCTTCCTTCAAGG